TAAGTGAAACCAAGTCCACCAGTAGTTTGTTCTGGGGATACCCAGTCAATTCTACGACAAACTTGCACAGTATCAGAAGCAAGTACACGCTTCATCGATACCATGTCGTCATATGAACCTGAGAACTCAGAGAATGAGTCCACCGCTTGAGGCGGTGAGTTTTCATTATCCCACGGTTGTGGTCTACCAATAAACAGATACAAACGATCTCTCGTTGTACCTGCTGCGGTATCAGATTGAGTTGAGTCAGGACCTTCTAATGCTTTAATAAATTTCTTTGCAGAAAATATTCTAAATTGATCCGTTAATAATGCTGCCATTGTTAGGTACTATTGTCCTCCTGTTTATTTATCGTAGTTACGAGCGAACTGTTGTAAGATATTCAATGCTCTTGATCCTATAGGTTGCTCCACCATTACCTACAAGGTTCTCTCCACCTAATACTGCTTGTGCAGCAGCGTTTGCACCTGTAGTGTCACCACTCGCATTTGTAAATGTTACAGTTGGGTGTAGATTGTAGGTGCCATCAATAGTTTGAGGGATTCCATATCCTCCATTATTGATTGTTATTGATGCAACTTGGTCTCCTGCAGTTGTCATTACGACAGTACCAGTTGCCTGTATATCTCCTGTATTTTCTATTGCTATTGTTGGGACTCCAGTATAGTTTGTTCCAGGATTTGAAATGATAAAGTCAACTACACTGCTATTTTGAGAGAACTCATATAGCAATCCACCAATACCAATATTGACATTACTAGTATTATAAGGAACTATATCCTTCACTTGTAACAATCCAGTACCAGAATTCCAAGAAACAACAGTTGCTTGTACTCCAGAAATAGAACCAGTTACAACTTCATTAGTTTGATAGTTTGTTGTTGTACCACCTGATACGTCTAATGTGATATTTAGCACCGCAGTATGTGCAACACCGTCTGCAAGTCCACCTGCAGAGGTAACTGTAGCATACTTAAATGGTATATCACCATCCTTGATACTATCACCAACTTGGAATAGAGTTGTATTAGTACCACCCTGAGTTTCCTCAATACCATACAGTGAACTGTATATACCACCATCAAGACTAATCTGGTTAGCAAAGTCAGTGTTAGTATTGATTAGATCAGGTATACCATCTCCAGCTCCTGCGTTTTCATCATCATCTTCAAAATCTTTATCTTGTAATGTTGTAATAGGATCTGTCAATGCTGTAATAGTATTTCCTACAGAATCAATAACAGTGTGTGGTAAGACACCTGCACCAGAAGAAGCAGCAACACCTGCATCAAACTGTACAATAGCATCTTCTGTTGCTGCTCTACCACCATCGATGAATGCTAGTTCATCAACTTCAAATGTAACTAAAAGTTCTCTAGTTGAAGCATCCCAGTCATATACTTTAGCAACTTTGTTATTGGCATTCTCAACACGACGTATAACTCTATCACCAACATTAAATTTATAGTTTGATATACCAGTAGTACCATCATTCTGATTGGCATCTAATATAACTCTTTGATCATAGTTAAAGTTTACACCACGAGTTAGACCACTAAATCTACCTGTAGTTTTAGAAGTATAAGTTATTGTTTCTTTATTGATTATTATTTGACCCGATCCTGGATATGCTGCGGTAGAGTCAACATATATGTTTGTATCATTTGCAGTAACATCTTTGACAAGACCTGTAAGGTATATCGCAGATGAGTTAAATGCCTGTCTTGCTCTAGTCTTACGTTTAAGATTTACAAGTTTTGTGAATATAATATTTGGAACTGAGGTGTATCCTTCGCCTGGATCAGTAATATTAATGCCTGTAATAACACCCTGTGATATAGTTGCCTCTGCTTTTGCACCTATACCTCCACCACCAGATATAAGAATATAAGGTGCTTCTTGATAGAACTCACCTGGATTTACAATATCAACTCTCGTAACTTTACCTAAAGTATCAATCTCAGCAGCACCTTGTGCACCTGCTCCACCACCACCTTCAAAGATAAGTGTCGGAGGAGTTGCATAACTTCTACCTTGACCTAGTAAAGATAAACCAGTAACAGTCTGAACAGTAGGAGTTCCTAATGCACCAGTTCCTTGTCCACCTAATATTTTTGCTTTTGCGGGACCGAAATAGTTATCACCCTTCACAGTCATCTTAACATAAGATACTGATCCATTGGTGTTTAGTACAACATCACCTGTTGCTAATGTTGGGAATACAGTTGGTTGAGCAGGAACAGTACTACCTTCAAAGATAGGAGCTCCATAGAATTTAGGACCTATAGCATATGGAAATACAGGACTTCCCATAGCATTCTCTGTCATAAAGTATGCATAAGTTCCATTAGGATACTCTGGCGTTACTCCAAACTTACCATTATACTCATCAAGAGTTCCAAGACCTGCTTGATATATGTAATCAGATGTTAGGTCTCCAAGAATGTAACCATCGTTAACAAGTCTTAAACCATAACCTGAGGCAATGTACCCAAAAAGGTATAGGACGGAAGGTGCATCTACAGGAACTGTAAATGTTAGTGACCGACTGGAAGCAGCATTGAATCCACTGAGATATTGTTGATATGTAACTGTACTACCATTAATCTGATACGTTATCCCTTGACCCGAATACAAGCGAGACGTATCTCCAATAATCACTGGATTGGTTGAATGCCAACCGTCGGTTTGAGCTGATATAAGTATATGATTCGATCCGCTATTACTTGCGTCATTCTGGTTGAATATATACGTTCTTCCCCTTTTTAGGTTTAAAAACTCAGGTGATGATCCATTGAATGCAAACTGTCCGTTAGCAACAGTAACTGTATAAGTTTCTGTTCCTGCAGTATTTACAATCGGTCTAGCACCTTGTAACTCAGCAGTAGTTCTTAGTCTATAACTAGATGTTTCTAATGCTGCAGTGCCAGAAGAGTTATATCCGTATGGTCCGTATATTGGATATCCATCTAAGGACATACCAATAATCTTGGAGTGACCATCTGTATGTCTAGAATAATCTAATGTTCCTGCATTTGCAGTACCAAAAAAATCCTCGACATAGTATGTATTCAGATTAACGTCATCATCAGTATCAGTTGTGGTATCCAAGATCATATAACCTTCATCGCCAGAATATCCTGACATATAACGATGATTACCACAATAATAATATATTTTCTGTGTCTCATCAGCATTCATTATGAATATTGGTTTTAATGAATTTTCATAATCTGCAGCATGAGCTGGAGGAGAAGAAACAGAAAAACTATTACCTTGTCCTGTATGATAATGACACCAATAATATAATGTCGCAGGTGCACTGGTAGGTACAGTCCATGTAACTGTACGACTTGTAGCAGCATTAAATCCACTAACATATGCTGCCATAGTAACGACAGAACCATCTAACTTATAAGTAACACCATTCATATAATGACCATGACCACCATGATCTCCACCTGATCCAACGCTGAACATTAATGGATGATTTGCACCACCATATACTTCATTACTATTTTCTGACTGATCAAAGATATAAGTCGAACCTCTAACTAAAGCAAAGTTAGCAGGTTTTTCAACACCATTAAAATAAAATACACCTGTAGATTGTCCTGCAACACTGTCTACACCTACTGTAACTGCAACGTTAACTGTAGATATAGTAGCAGTGGAACCTGTACTATTGTAATATAATGATCCGCCATTTAATGTACCATCAGCAGTCGTAGAGAACTGCATAGGATGTGAACTATTTGAACTATCAGATTGATCCCATATTATGAGGTAGTTTTTCTTAACTTTGATATCTTCTGGAGCAAGGTAGTACTGACCTGGCGTAAAGTTACCAAACTCTGATGCATCAGCACCAAACTCGATATAAAACAAACCATTAGGGAAAGTGATAGGATCACTTGCCACTCGAAACTTAAATCCATTTGAACCTAAACATAAATCAGCAGACTGGAAAGGACCTCCAGTTACTTGCCTTAGATATATTCTAGTTATAACATTTAAATTATTTCTGACAATCTTTGCAATAGTTCCACGTCCAGTTCCTGCCACTTCATCTACTATTCTACCAACCTCTACATTACCTAATGTTTCATCTATAGAATCAACAACTAACATTACATTATCAAGTTCTGTCTTAATAGTCCATGTAAACTGTTCTTGAAGTCCCCATTCAAATACACCATTTGCAAGTTTAAACTCTTCTAAAGTTTTACTTGTGTGATAATAATATACTTGGTTATCTAATATTGCATCATATAGATTTGTAGTTTTTACATAATCATATTTTACAATATCAATAGGTAAGTTTGTTGGTGCACCACCTGCTGTACCCCAGTCTGGTGTATGTAATAGACCACCATTTGCTAATATACCTACTACTTTATTTGGTTGAAGTTCTCTAGTTCCTGGATTTGGAACATCTTTACCACCACGAAATACGAATGTTTGATTAAAAGATCTATCAAGAAGTGTGGTGGATCCTCCTGGTTGATATTCAGTTGGATATATTTGAGATGGTTTAGGGTGATTATCACTTGTAATAGTTAATCTATCAGTTTTTGTTGTACCATCTAATGCAAAAGTTCCTGATGTTGGTGAGTTAGGATGACCTTGCCATATTCTATTAAAATCAAATGAGTTGACTACGTTTGGTGTTTCTTGCTCAGGAATGATCTGTAAACGTAATGGATCATATCCTCTTCCTCTATTTAAAACTCTTACATGAATGATCTGCCCTGCACCATCATCAATGATTGGATATAATAATGCTTCTACATCAGGTGTACCACATCCAGTCACAGTAAGTCTAGGTGGATCAGATTGGTTATAACCTGATCCTCCATTTAATACTTTTACAGCACGAACACCAAATATCTCATCAAAGATTGGTTCAATGACTGCACCTGATCCTGGAACGTCTCTTGCCATTTATTATGATACTACGTTGATAGTTCCTTGCATCGCAGCATGGAGTGTACACTGATAATAAAGAGTTGATGGAGCATCAAATGGCACAGTCCAATATAGGATTGAGCTTATACTACCAGTTTGTCCTGTAGTATATGGTGTGCCAGATAAACCCTGTGTTGATTGAATCCTAAATGGGTGTCCACCACCTTCAACACTATTGTCAAATGCATAAGTAAATCCTCTATGCACATATAATGTTGGGTCACGGTTTTCCCCTGCAGGAAGACCAGGTCCGTTGATTAAGAAGTCGTTACTAGCATTTTCTACAGGTGCACCTATCTCATACCATATGATAGGTCCAGTTGTAGGAGTAGGAATCCACTCAGATCCTGACCAATATATTCCATCACCTTGTGTTAAACCTGCTGTATTTGTATCAGTCAGAGCAGCAAATGTTGTTGTTAAAGTTCCAGAGAAGTTGACTGTTACAGTGTCTCCAACGACTGCAGTAGTAATATTAGTACCACCTGCAATAGTCAGTGTATCTGTTTGACTGTTAGCAGTTGTAGATCCTGTGTCACCTGCAACAGATTGGAATACGTTAATACTACCAATACCTGCAGCATCATCAGCAGGTAACCATTTACTACTAGATGAGTTCCATTTTAAAACTTGATCATTATTAGGAGGAGTTGTAGTTGTATCAACATCAGATAGCATGTTAACACTTGATCTTTCAGTCAATAATTTTACTTGAGTATTACCTACACCACCTGCAGTGATATTCATATTTACATATGGATTATCATCACCACTGACTGTAAAGAAATATCCTCTATAGGTTCCAACTGCAGGAGCTCCTGCTAGTGTAGCATATTCATTATCATATGATATTGATGTAGGAAATATAATAGTTCCACTCTCTGCAGCATTTGGTGCTGCCTTTGTACCTTTGAATATTGATGTTACTCCACCTGCTGATAATGTTAAATCTCCCGATCCGTTTGTTGCTATCGCTATATTATTATTACTTGAAGAAACTATAGAGTTACCATTAGTATCTAACGCTGCAGTCAGGTTAGTGTAATCTGATGGTAGAAATGTGCTACCGTTATATCTCAATACTTGTCCTACAGCAGGGTTACTGGCACTAACAGTTAGTGTCGAACCATTACCTAAGGCAGTATATATTTCGTTAAAGTTGTCATTGACCTTATCGCCTCCGACTCTCAGGGTGTCACCTGTGTTGTCATTAGCAGCAGATCCAAGACCTATCGTTTGTTTAGCCATTGCTCGCTACAATTTTAGTTATTTATGGGGTTTCGGGGTCTACCAACTCTTCCCCGTAAGTTGATATGTCTGGAGCAGTCCAGTCATCAGGTACGGTAGTCTCAACATTAATGCCTGGATTTGAATATCCAGAACCAGTTGCACTCAGTTCAACACCTGCAACACCAACTAGTGCACGGATGTTTCCATCGAAACCAGATATGGAATCGATTCTAACAGTTGGTCTAGTTGAGTATCCAGAACCTCCGTTAGTTACTTGAACCTTGTCAATGAATCCTGATGTCAATACAGCAGTTGCAGTTGCGTTTTGACCGAATACAGATCCAAGATAATCAAATGTGATTAGAGAGTTTGATGATTCAATAACAGCAACTTCTCTATCTGATGTTTCACCTTGTATATCAATAAAGTCACCTGGTTCGATTGGTGGTACAACTTCAGCAGCGTCAACGTCTGCTTCAGAACCAACGTATGAGAAGGCAACGAATGTTGATCCAAATCTAGGAACTTCAGAGAAGATGATTCTAGAACCAACAATCTCAAAACCAACGCCAGGTTCTTGGATAACACCATTGAGTGAACAAATAATATTGTTCTCAGGTCTTATCACACTAGACTGTACACCTTCAGTCAGTGTCAATGAGTAGAATACATCGTTACGTTTCAAGTTGAATGACTGTCTCAATGAGTCAAACTCGAATGAGATGTCATCTAACTGTCTTAGTTTACCAATGTAGAATCCAGTGAATGATGCACCTAGATCTGGTGGTTCAGTAAACTGAATCTGGTTGGAGAACGCTGTGTATGCGTTTGTAGCACCTGGTGGTTGCAATATACCATTAATGAATATTAAGAGGTGTCCTGCGGGATCTGGGAGGTATGTAGTACCATTTGTGATAGTAAGATTAAATGTTGTTTGAGTACCATCAAATCCTTTGAATGATCTCTTGACTCTTGCCTTAAGATCAACCTGTGAGAAGATAACAGCACCGTATGAATCAGGTCCTCTGATAGCATCTCTAACACCAAATGTTCCTGTGACATCACTTAAGTATAGACGCTTGTTAACACCATCAACACGAACGTCTTGTACAAGTGCAGCTCCACCACCTGCAGTTGTAACTATAGTTGCAATAGAAGCATATCCAACGGGGAATGTTGCTGCTAACCCGTAGTCTCCAATCTGATCACCAATAGAGAATGTTCCTTGATATTCAATCATGTAAACATAGTTGTTAGCAATATCAACATCAGTAATGATACCGTATGTGGCAGAATCCTGTACACCAGATACGACCTTATAAAGTCTGTTACCAACTGAGAAGTTGTTAAGATTACTGATAATATTAATACCAAATCTCTTATAACCTCTTGATGCGATTCTATCACCAACACCAATATCTAAACCTGCATACTTGCTGACTACAATGTATTGTCTAGAAGATTCTGGATATACAACTGCAGTTGTTTCAAATGTTCCTAATAATGATTCAGTATCAACAGTTAACTTACCACCTGTGTTATCTGTAACTGCTGCTTGTGTCTTCAAGAATGAAGTTGGTTGAGCAATAGCACCAGATGTATAACCCTTGAATGGAATGTCAGCAACAAAGTCACCCTTCAGATTAATGATATGAAGACGAGTTTCAATAGCACTGATTTGAGCAGTTGTAGAGTTAGTTGCACCAACAACGTTGTCTGATACTGCCCAAGGACCTGCTGTTATTTGTACATCAAGATACTTGAAGTTTGCATCTGAGAAGAATCCATATACTGTACCTGTGATAGATGGTGCACCTTGTTTTGCAACAACTTCATTCATTGTATAAGGACCATCTGTTATATCACCATCTATTCTGAATCTTGAATATGTTTGTACAACCAAACCTTCGTTGGTTGTTATATCTTCTATTTCAGCGTATGTATTACTTAATGTTCCATATATGAAGTCAGCATCAGCAACACCACCTCTTAACGCAACTGGTATAGTTCTTCCAGTAGTGTAAACCTTAGTTGGAAGTTGAATACCATTGTATGTTGTCAACTGAATATAAGAAGTATCATTCTTAAGTTGATTTCTAATGATTCCTATAAGATATCTAATCGCAGCAGATATAGAATCCTTACTATAATCTGCAGCAGCAGTGCTATCATAGAATGAATAGAATCCTGAGTTTGGAGCAGGAGATGTAAGAGTTCCATCAAGAGATGCAATCATATATGTTTCTAGAAGATCTAGAATAAAGTTCTTAGTGTTGTATGATGTATCTGCATAGAATAATCTACCACTTTGTGCTTGATATGGATCAAGAGCATTCTTAGTAAGTTTAGCACCCCATACAATAATACCAGTTGAACCATCACCTGACCAAACACTACTTCCAGTTCCACTCTTGACAATAATTTTATTTCGTAGAGTAGTAAAACCAAAGGAGAATGTTGCAGTAATATAACATCTAAACCAATCATTACCAAGTGGGAATACACCGAATGCATCAGCAGTTATACCACCTTGAGGTGTAAAGATTGTACTTGTAGTACCATCTGTAAGATTAAGATCAAAGAATACATTTTGCTCACCTGCACCACCTGGATCAAGTTGCATTTGGAATCTGATTCCTTGTGATCCAGATGCTTTAACAAATGCTGAGAATGTAAATGTCTGTGTCTCTTGAGCTCCAACAGCACCAGTATCAAATGTTTCGTTTGTAGTATCGAATGTAGTTGTACCAGAGTCAAATGTTTCAAATGCAGTTAGGTTGAAGTCTCTGTTTATTTCATGTTGATTGTTAACACCATTATTAGGAGTTACATCCTCTGCAGTTTGTGAATCATCAGGAGCAAGAGTTGCAACGTTATCAGTAATCGTTACACCAGTTGTAGGTGTCCAGTTGACTGCATATGCTTCTGGATTTGTCCAAAGGTTTGTACCTGCAGTTTGACCAGAAACTGTAGATATTATTGTTCTAGCAGTAGCAAGAGTTCTTGTATTTGCTACCTGAGTATACCAAGTATATCCAGATCCTACAGAACCTACAGTTGCAGTTGCACCAGATGTTTTACCTGTTAATGTGTTTGTTGCAACCCATGCAGTTCCTGTAAACGGACCAACAACGAAGAAGTTAGTATCAGGATCAAACTCTAATACAGATGCATATCCTCCAACGTTGGATCTAACAACTTCACCAACTTGGAAATCAGTTGCACTTACACTTGAAATAGTGATTTGATATGCAGTTGTATTTGTTCTAATATTTGTTGTTTGTAAATCATGAATAATATCATTTAATGTTGTATTAACAAAATCATCATAAGTCCATGATCCAGAACCAAACTGAGCAACAGTTTGTGTTTGTATTTCTTGTAAGTAGTAGTTGTTATTGTAAAGAAGATTCTTACTTGCACTTCTACCAGTTATTCTAGCAGGAGAAAGTATATTTACAGCAAACTCTATTAATGCTTTCCATCTATTCTTAACTGAAATAGCATCAGTATATGTTAATGAATCACGAACTGCAGCTCTCTGTGTATGTAATGCACTGTATGCACCTGCTGTACCACCTGTGTCTTCACCAGTTGCATATAATAAGTTGTCTATTGCTTTTAGACCAATGGTTTCTAGTTGAGTTATACCATAAACTGTTGCTAATAATAACTGTTCAGTTCCATTAACTGTTAAGTTGTATTGTAGAGTAGAGGTTAAGAACTTCTCGATTTCTAGAATAATACTATCATTACCACCAGTTTGTAGATCTGATATTCCACCAATGATTACATCTTCAAGATTTTGTTGGAACGCTGCAACACCTAAAGCACCACCTGGGAACTGGAATGCTTGGAACTGTACATTGTTTAAAAGATATGTAAACTCTGTGGTCATTAGACCAGTTATTTCTTCCCTAATATACTCTCTGTTAAAGTATAATCTATCTGCAGCAGTATTAAAGTCAGAACTTGTAGGAGCAATAATATCATTGAGTAATGTAATGAGAGTATCGATTGCAGTCTTGACGTTTGCACATCCACCACTGTCATTTGTTATACCCCAATCACCAACAATAATACCATCAGTATTATCATAAGTTAGATCTCCTGTAACTGCTTGTTTAGCATAGAATCCTAATCTCTCATGTGCATAAGCAGACTGATGAACCTGTAAACGAATATAACGTAACTCGCTATTATTACCGATATAGAAACCTACTGCAGTAAGTATTCCATCATTACCACCGTCTTCAACATCTTGTGCTAATCCATCTAATATTAATCCTAAGTCAGTCTTACAACGTAATGTACCGTCTGTAGATGTACCATTAGCATTTCTAGGCATATCCAATGCAAGAGCTGGATATCTTTGTAGCATATCATATGCTGCCTTATCAACAATAACTTTTCTATTTGCACGAATCAAGTTAGCAGCATCACGGAATCTACCACGAGCATCTTCATCTATTTGATTTGTGTATATCTGATCAGTTGCACCATTATGATAATCAACAGTAAATGGAACTTCAGAGAATGCATTTATTGTTGCACCAACAAACTCATATGCAGGTGTAGATTTAGTTACCGTTGCAAGATGATCTACAGCAGGTGATTGTGATGCAAATGTCAATGTATCAGTAATGATATCAAATAAGTTTGCCACTGTAGATTGTACATCTTGACAATCTTGTGTTGAGTATTCAGATTTTGTTATACCATTAGTTACCGCACTAGAGAATGTGTGAGAGTACTGGTCATCAGCAGAAGACTTGCCGACGTTGATCGTGAACGTGTCGTTCGTATGGGCAGAGATTTTAAGAACTTGCTTAGACGCAGGGTCAGATTTTCTTGGATATGCTGTAATCTTTTGATTACCATCCTTGGAGCAAGTGAATGAGACAGCACCATCCGCAAGGAATACAGAATCACCAGAGACAGTGATGCCATTAGTGGTAGCAGAAACGAATGCATGTGTGTAGTTACCTCCTGTTATTATTGCATTTGAAGTTGCAGAAACGAATGTGTGTGTCGAAGTGTCCGAAGAGGTGCCGACATTGACAGTGATAGAATTATCTCGCTTGATAATACCGTTTGCTGAAGCAGATACGAATGTATGAACATATTGATCAGCAGCAGAAGAAGGACCAACATTAACTGTGAATGTATTGTCTGTCTTCGCTGTAATCCTTAACCATCTGCCAGAGAAAGGATCTGTTGAACGAGGATATGATTTAGTTTCATGGTTGCCATCTTTAGTACAAGTAAAGGATAGTGAGTTATCAGCAATCCTGATCTTGTCACCTACAACAAATCCATGAGCATTTTGAGTAATAACTAAAACACCATCTGCAGGTGTGTAGGTTGCACCTGTAGCAGTAGATGATACACCATCAGCAACTATTTGTAGAGCTGTGTTGTATGCAGCGTCAGGAGTTCCAGTATTATTACTTGCTCCACCTGCAGTTCCATCTTCACCACTTGCTCTTGGATATGTCTTCTGAGTTGTTTGACCATCACCATTGTAATCACAAGTAAATGTTAAGGAATTAGCAGTCAACTTAATGTTTGTACCAACTGCTAAGTTATGATCACCAATGAACATCTTAAGAAGTCCAGTAGCAGGATCGTAAGTTGTTCCTGTTGTTGGTTGATAGTTTACTATTGGTGACTTACCAACATCAATAGTAAAGTTATTTGCATCAACTCTTGTAACTTCTTGCCAACCTTGAGCAGCAGGATCTTTTGCTCTTGGATAGGTATGGTTTGTAGCATTGCTGTCCATTGAACATGTAAATGTCAATGAGTTATCAGCGAGTTGAATCTTATCACCAGTTGCAAGATTATGACTGTTAGAGGTAATATTTAAAATACCAGTAGCAGCATTATAAGTTGCATTAGATGCAGTAAGATTTGTATCACTTGTCAATCCATGTCCGTTGCTAGTAATAACCATGTCACCAGTGGCAGGATTATAAGTTGCAGTTGATGGAGTAAACTGAGTTACAGACTGTGTAAGATAGTTTGATTCAGTAATAGAAGTATCAAACTTCTGAGTCAATCCATGATCACCTAATGTAGACCATGGTTCATTATTAATAACAAATCTTACCAACTTCTCTACTATATCATATGTGTATAGTGATTCTTTCAAGTCATCTGAAACATGTAACAATGTGATAGGATTAGTAGTTCTATTGACATATAATGCAGAAGCATCCCATGTATGACTGTTAGATCCATTTCTAAGATCTTCAACCATTGCTTTAAGAATATCTCTCACATCATCTTCACAGTTAACTGCTCCACCAATAACAGTGAAGAATGGATAACGTTCCTTCATGATATACACTGCCTCTCTAGCAATGTAATCGTAGTTTAATATTATATTATCTGCAGCATTGATATATCTGTGTGTCTTCTGATCAAATCCTCTACTTGCAACACCTACATTAACTGTGATTGTATCTCCTGTAACTGCAGTGATAGCAAGGGTTTTACCATAAGAAGGATCTGTTACTCTTGGATAGGTATGGTTTGTTGCGTTGTTATCTTTTGTACATGTGAATGTTAAAGAGTTCGCTGCAATAGTAACAGTATCAGATGTTGTATGACTATGAGATCCGATTGTAAGTTCTAATAGACCATTTGTTGCATCGTAATCAGCAGCAGTTGGTGTATAGTTATTTGAACCAGATACAGTGATTGCATTAGTTGATGCACTAACAAATGTATGTACACCACCGATTAATCTAGCAGTTGCTCTGATAGCATCGTTATTAACATATTCATCAATAGTGAAATCAGGAGCTCCAGACCAATCTTCTAAGAATACTTGTTTATCAGCACCATCAAAATGCCATAATAGTTTTGTATTAGCATCACCTTGGAACATTCCATTCTGAGGAGTGAATGGTATTGTTGAATAACGAGAAGTTGAACTCAATCTTAGTTCATCAATATGTCCGAAGAATGCATTTGCTCCTGCATAATCTGCACCAACTCTCAATGGTTTAGCAGCATAGTTTTGACTATCTGTACCAGTTCCTCTTTCAACACCATTTAAGAGTATCTTAACAGTAGTAGATGACTTCTGTACAACAACATGTGTCCATGTATCTGTAGCAAGAACAGTAGCACCACTTGTTACTAGATCAGAGTTATTGACATTGTAACGAACTTGACCATTATTTGTGTATAAACGACCTGCTACATCATTTGCTGTTGTTCTAAAGTCAAGTAAAGTTGTAACACCAGATATAGATGCTGCAGCTGGTTTAACATAAAGTTCAATAGTAAATGCAGCAGTTCCCCATGCAAAATCACTAGATGAATCTACATTCAAGTAATCTAATGTAACTTGTGCAACACCAACACTAACAGTAATCGTATCTGAAGTTACTGCAGTGATTGATAATGCTTGTCCAGATGCAGGGTCAGTAGATCTTGGATATGGGTGGTTTGTTGTATTACTATCAGCAGTACATGTAAATGTTATTCCACCATCAGCGATAGTAACAGTATTACTTGTTGTTAAACTGTGAGTTCCGATATTGATGACTAATGTTCCTGCCTCAGGATCATATGATGTACCTGCTTGTGCAGTATGAGCAGATGTAGCACCGTTACCTGCTTGGATTGCGTTAGCAACACCACTTACAAATGTATGAGTATGATTTGCTCTACCTAATAATAGTGATCCTTGACCAAACTGCTTAGTTGAAGTATCAATCTGTGCCTCACCATACCAAGTTGGAATATTATAATCTAATCCACCACGTTGTGATCTACCAATCTTACCTAGGTAGATTGTTTGTCTTGCTTGGTTATATCCAATAACTTCTGCCTTACTATCTCTAGATCTTATAACTTGACCTGTTTGGAATATTCCACTACCAATAACATCAGTGATTGTTAGTTTTCTAACCTTAGCAGGTTCTGTAGCAGTAAAGTCACCATTATTATTACCATATTCAATCTTATAGTTACGGATATATTCATTATCTTGGAATGTTCCAGTTAAGTTATCATAAGGAATAACATAGTTATTGATTTGTTCATTAGCAGGGAAACTACTATCAAATGCAGTATTATTATCTGTGAAGTTTACAATACCAATCTGAGATGTTGCAATATCATCAAGAACAACGTTTGGATAAGTTTGTGATGTGATTCTGTTGAATAGTAATCCAAAGAATCTTGATCCTTCAGATATATTAACCTGACCAATAAACTCTTGAGTTGCAGGATCTTGATATGTAGATGTTTGTGTTACTAAAGCAACTACACCAGACTGTGCACCAACAATGTAATCATTTAACTGAATATCAAATAATCCTGGTGTTGATTGATATGTACCTGCAGTCTTACTTAATGTTAGTGTATTTGTAACTATAATATCGGTACTGTATACAGGATTGTATTCTTGATGTGATACTGCTGCTGTACCATTTTGAGCTCTAGTTACACCTAGAACTGTTGAGTTATTATTTTGTGTAACAGTGTTTACTAGGAATATTTCTGATTCTACTTGATAGTTTTTACCTACAACAAATGTACCTGCAGTAACTGCCTCATCAGCACCTGTATTATCAGTTCTGTACTTAACCATCTCAATAGATGTAGTTGAAGCACCAATAGTATAACGTAACTGTGCAAGAGGTGTTGAAGCACCATCTAAGTTTATTTGTTCAACTCTAGCAGTATCATTTGTAAGGTTAGTTACATTCTCACCAAATACAAATAATCCAATATTAGGTATTGAATATTGACCAGATGTCTCATCATTTAATCCACCTGATTGTTGAGAAGCAATATTAGCAGCAAATCCAGTTGCACCTACAGTCGCTAGTTCACCTGCAATAAACAAGGTTCCTTGTGACATGAATCCAATAATATCATTACCAACTACACTTGTTACAGTCAATCTTGCTTGAGAAGAAGTTCCAAGCAATACCATTCCTATAGTTGGGAATATACCACTAATATTATCAAACTTGATTCTTCTTGTTGAGACCTGTTGTATAGTAACGTTTACATACTTAATACTTGCAGGAGGTTGTGGTGGTTCTGCAAAGACGATTGAATCACCTTGTAACTCAAATGCAGTGCCAGGAGTTTGTACAACACCATTTAACACAATCATTAACTGGTTAGCATTCGCAACAACGTTGTTACCATCAACAGTTAGAGGGAATGATATTTTCTCACCATCAAACTGATTTGATATATCATCTAATCTCTGTACAACAGAAGTTAGAATGTTCTCAGAAGATGTAAGACGTTTTTGACGGAATAGAACTTCAGTATTATTGAACTCAGAATAAACAGGTTCAACAAGAGCAAAGTTTTGAATGTTAGGGACAATCGCATCTCTAGTAAGCTCAACGGATTTAGTTAACTGGAATGATGTTTCTTTGTTAGGAATGAATCCATAATCATCTAGATTCAACTCACCAAATACTTTAAATGATGCAGGGTGAACGTTCTTAATAAGAATCTCTTTCCAATCACCAATAGAAACAGCAGACTTAACAGCATATGAGAAGTCTTGATAATAGTAACTATCTTGAATCTTTTGAATGATTTCAGATGGTTTACCAACGTCATCAATAAACTGACCTGTAGTTTTAGTTATAGAACCAATCTCTAAGACACCAGTAGCAACCTTGATATCAGTCATGATACCAGAAGATTTAGAAATCACACCAGTGATTCTTTGACCTTGTGAGAATGTTCCAGTGTAATCAACAATCTTAAGAACTCTAGGTCCAATCTGCCAACCTGAGTTAGTTGAAACATATCCAGTAGCAGTAGCAGCAGAAAGTGAATCACCTTGATATACAAGTTCTCCTTCTAGGAAGGTTGATGTAATAACGTTTGCTGTAGCAGCACCACCAAAGGATTCAGTTAATACTTGTTGACGACCTGTACCTGCGTTAACGAATGCTAATGCATCACCTAAGTTTGCGTTTGCTTGTGTAATAGCAATCTTTAACTGATCATTTTCTAGAGAGTTTGCAGTACCAGTAATAGCATAATAAGTTGTGTTTCCATTCAATCTACCAGTAGCACCTGCAGATAAAGGAAACTCAGTTCCTTCACCAGTGTCAACAACATTCAATGTTATAGGAGAACCATTGGTAATACCATGTGGGAAAGCAAACTGTAGTAATCCTAAGTCAAGGTTTACAACATAGTTAAATGATGATCTTAAGTTAACTGCAGGAGTTGATGAATAACCTGCACCTGGATCTTTAACAATAATAGTATCTAATCTACCGTTCTTAATAGTTGCTTCAGCAAGAGCACCACTACCACCACCGCCACTGATTATAACAGCAGGTGCTTGTGAATATCCAGTACCTGGATCTGTAACTGTAATGCTGTCTAGTATACTTGTAGATGTTAACTGAGCATTTATTGGGAATGTAATCTCTGGACGTAATGTATAGTCATGAGGATAATCATAACCAAAGTTATTATTTTTAAGTTTCTTAATCTTACCAACACTGGTACCTTTAGTAAAGACAGATGCACCAGAACCTGCAGATGGTATAACAACTACAACTTCTGCACCAGATCCAGTCAAACCAGAACCAAGAATACCTGGTATTGCTTCAATATCGATTGATGCAGTAGTATAGTTTTTACCTGGCGATGTAACAACAATATTGTTGATCTGACCTGGTATTGTTACACCCTCAGCATCTGTACCATCAGCAACAATGATTTCTACAAATCCACCTTCTCCATCACCTGCTATAGGAACACCACTATAAGTTCCAAGAGCATATTCAGTACCTGGCGCATTGATTTGTACTCTTTCAATATTTCTAGTAGATTGTATACCACTTACTATAGGTAATCTAGTATAGAATCCACCTGGATTCACAATACGAACAGCATTGATAGATCCAACTGCCCTTAAGGATGAAGTTGAATAAGTTGTTTGATTAATATCAGCAGCTCCTTCTGGTTCATTCAATAGAGGATATTTGATAATATCAGCACCACGAGTAATAGTAGCACCTGCAACACCACTGATTTCAAATGTTCCTTTATATGGAGAATCAACAACGTCTAAGTAACTTCCTGCAACAACGGGTGAATCAGATCCTGTTCTAGAAGGATCAAAGTAGTAAGAAATATTAGTAACAACAGTCTGATCAACTTTTAATGTTACAGATGGAGTTGGTTGTCCTGCTCCAGTGACACCAGGAGTTCCTACTCTATCAATAGAGTTAAATGAGTATTCAAGTTTGTATAGACTATCCTTAGCAAATGATAAGTTACCACCAACAAGAGATGAGTGACTAAGATCAAAGATATACTGATGACCATAGTACATCTTCAATACAGGTGATTTAACAAATACATTGACACTACCTGCTGATGTAGCAGGACTTGTTACTGCATCCTGTTTTAGTTTATATGTAAATTCTAATGGACTGATAACACGATCAACAGGGAATGCACCATCATACTCATCATACACAACACTACCTACAGTCTGGCTAGGGTTACCATCAACATAAATCACTTGACCTGTAGAAAGATAGTGACTTGTGTTAGTGATTACATACACTTCATCACTATTAGCTACTGCAGTGACTTGTAAAATTTTGTCAAGATTTGCAACTAATGTTATTTTGGTTACAGCAGTTAGATTTGTTATGGTTGTTGTTGTACGTCCACTGTTGAATGATATGTCTGCTGATGTTAACTGTACAACAGATCCAACAATAAATGTTGAACCACTAGATACTTCATCTATTCTTACAGAGTAATCTTCAGTTGCAAATGGTTTGAATGTAGCAAACTGATTTAAGTTATTTGACCCACCGTTATATCCATAACTTGATAATGCAATATCAAAAGTTCCAGGAGTTGTGTTTTGGACTGTAGCAAATGTATATCCTTCTATAATATTGATATCATTGGGAATAGGTCCGACAATACCATAGGTTGACTGTTCACTAAACTGTTCTGTTACAAGTTGACCAGTGTTTAAATCATCTGTCCATGTATTATTATTTACAGCAAGATATATTTGATTATTTGTATTATCAACTCTTGTAATGTAACCGCTATTTACAAATGAACCTGCTGCATTATTAAGACGTAATTTTGTACCAACAGTAAACCTAAATGCTTGATTTATTGTTAACTTCTGTACGTTATCAATCTTTTGTGTAGGTGTTACTTTGAAGAAGTATCTATCTTTAACAACAGCAGATACATTTAGTTTTTGTGATCCAGGTGAGGGGACTGTAGCAGTTCTAGAGCTCCATATATCTTGTGTATATGTAATAGTCTCAGTGCCCTCTGCCATAGTTATTGTGGCATCATCAAAGTCTAGTGACTGGAATCCTGCTTCAGATAAAGCATAACCAGTATTCTGTATGGTCATTGCAGTACCAGTTACAGGTGTGACTGCAGTTCTAGTAAATCCAATACCTGTATTGGTTTGAGCAGTAACAGTACCAAGTCTTGCTGCATCAGCATTCTTATCAACTTTAAGTGCAAATCCATCATAATCTATAAGATCATAACGATTAGTGTTAGTAGTAAACCATGCAGTATCAGTCCAAACATATGCAAATCCAAATGCACCTGTAGTAGGAAGTGCACTAACGTCTGATGGAACGGTTGGTGTAACTGCTCTGTTTCTTAATCTTAAGTTTTCTACAGAGAACTGACCCTGTTCATTTGCTCTAAAGTTACCTATAGTACCACTTCTTCCAGGAAACTGACCAACATATAATGTTTTAGCACCTAAACTTGTACCTGCAGTTGTACTTTGTATTACTTGTATACCATTGATATAAACTGTATATACATCACCTTCTCTCTTCAATCCAACCCATTGCCATGAGTTATCAGCATACATGTTAGTTAAAACAGATTGTGCTGCACCAGAGGCACTATTAAGTTTAGTAGAACTATTTGTTATAACAAGTTCTAGTTTACCTGATGATGTATCATAGTATAACCAAAGACCACCAGTTCCCTCTTCAGCGTCACCAATACCTAATAATGTTTGTTGTGTAGGTGATACAGAAGTTGTAGATGCATTCTTGTATATCATCATCTCAAAGGTAAAGTTATTTGCAAGAACTGTACCTAACTGAGATCCAGATACTGCTAGATTTGCCTGTGTCCATGATGTTTGACCAGTTTGATAACCATTGATCTTAGCAACGTTATCTGCATATGTAATAGAGTTACTTGTTGATGTAGATGTTAATGTGTAATGAGCAGTAGTATCAGTTGTTGAACCAGAATCAAATGTATATAAAAACTCGTTTCTATTCCACTGTGTCTGACCAACAAGATGAACGTCACCAGAGTTATCAGCATCCATTGAGTGTACTGTAAGACCTTCTATTCTATTTGATGTAAACCCAGTAGTTGTATGATTCTTTATCTTACCATCATATCCAATCTTAACTGAATCAACAGTTGTTAAAGTGTTTGTATTGTTTGCTCTAGTAAATGCTACGTTTAAATCACCAAATATATCAATAGCAGAAGTTGCTGCCATAGTAACATCTCTGCCTGGAGCTACATAACGATAGTTCCAAATGAGGGCACCACTTGTGTCTATTTTACCAACCCAGAAACTATCTTTTGTTACATCATCAGATTTAAGTCTTAGACCACCTGTAATATAAAGTTCATTAAACTCATCAATATCAATACTTGCATTTAATATTGAATATAAACTATTTGCATATTGATTGATCCATACAGTGCTAATAACATTAGTTCCAAAAGTAATCTTGGCAACAGCAACATCTATGTCAGCAGCAGTTGGATTTGCTGCGATTTCCATACAAGCATAGACATCAGTTCCATTGATTACAATATCAGTAATCTTTTCAGACTTATTAGCAGAAGAAAGTTTTCTCTTGATTGCAAAGTTACCACTTGTATCGATAGATGCAATAAATGCATCATATGGTGCACCAGAGTTAGTATTAGTAAATCCACCAATAATAAATCTTGTATCTGTATATTTTTTGATACATGTAATATGATCAGCACGAGTTGAACCAGATATACCTGCATATCCTTTTTGGAATGCTAAGTTAGCACTCAATCCGTTAGATGCTTCAACATATTTGGCAAGAACAACATCTGGGTTATAAGATGATAATATAGCAGCATTTGGTCTATTTTCACCAACTACCCATATATCATGACCATCAACAAATAACCTAACAAACTCAGAATCTCTTTCTGTACTAATATCAGTGAGCTCTAAAGTTTTCTCCCATTCTTTAACACCTGATGCAGATAGTTTTGCTACAAAAGCAACAGTGTTAGCAGGTGATTGATCGTCGTATGTTTTACCACAAATATAAACTTCCTTATCATCATTTACATAAACATCATTTACTTTTACATAGTCTCTATTTGAGAACTTAGAAATATAATAATCTGCCTTTTTGAATATTTGAGGATGTGATAGAATAACACGAGGGTTACTTGTGTATCCATAACCTGAGTTTAAAATATTAACAGTTTCAATAGATCCAACTGATGATACAACCGCTTGTAACTCACCACCAGTACCACCGCCACCATCAATAATAATAGTAGGTGGAATATCAGTATTATATCCAGATCCAGTTGTATTAATAACTATTTGTTCAATACCTTTAAACTGTCTAACAACATATGTCTTATTAGTATTAGACATAACAGGAGTATAGTCAACAAATACACTATCACCAACTCCAAGGTTATGTGGATTGACTGTAGTAAGAACACCGAAGTTATTACCACTTACATTCTCAAATGAATATGCTTCTATTGTTTCACCTGCAATTCTTGAAACACGAGCTGATACACCACTACCATCTGTTCCACTTTCATCAAATATCAATCTATCGTTTACCTGATAGTTGATACCTGGGTTTTCAATAGTAAATCCAGTTACAGAAGCATCTTCAAACTTTGTAGTAGTCTCAACTTCAATATCAACCTTAGAATCAAATCTAACTGATGGGAAATAATCAAATAACTGTAATGGTGACTCTTCAAAGATTTGATCTGGATCATCAGTCTCATCTTGTTCAATAACACCACTTCTATCTTCATCTTCTATTTCAAATAGTAGTATTTCACCATTCTCTAGTGTTAGAGCGTTTGTAGAGGCATTTGGTGCCCTCTCAACGTCAATATCAACATTCTCGTAAGGATCACGATATCTAACAACACCAGTTGGAATATTTTGCTGAATAGCAGCATCATTCAAGTTCCAAGTATCTACAACAGAGTTGAAGTCAGGTCCTAGAACATATGGGAATAATGGGTTACCATCTTCAGTAGAGTCAATAGTAACAAAGTAACAATATCTACCATCAGGATACTCAGGTGTTTTACAGAATCTACCATTGTATTGATCAAGTGCACCTAGACCAAACACATATTCATAGTCTTCTATAAAGTTACCCGCGGCCTCTGCAGACAATAAAGGTCCATCTGTTCTAACAGGTGTTGGATTAGAGTCTACATTGTATACTAGATTAGTTTTAAGTCTATATGAAGTATTGAGCTTTGCTACAGCAGATGATTGATCTGTAGGATCAGAATATCCATATGGACCGTATACTGGGTTACCATCAAACGCCCAACCAACAATAGGAGAGTGTTGTAGTCCATCTTCTCTTTCTTTTATTAAACCTGATGTATTTTCAAATAAGTTATCACCAAGAATGTATCTAAGTGTTTGAGGATTACTTAAGTGTGCATATTCACCACCATATTGATTATTATATCCTTCAAATACAGAACCTTTAGCAGCATCAAATGTTGTTGTTGATTGTAAGTTATAAGTCCATTGAAATACATTAGCAGTAAATGTTGCACCTTGACCAACAGAGTTTAGACTGATTACAGTAGTTCCCTGTACATAACTAATACCTCTGTTAACAATAGTGATACCAGTCACTCTACCTGCGTTTTCTCCGTCAGTGTCTATAGTTGCTCTAGCAACAGCACCGAAACCTGCACCTTGTATACTGATCTCAGGAGCAGTTGTATATCCAGAACCAGCAGATATAATCGCAATAGATATGATTCTACCGTTGTTGACTATAGCTTGTGCAACAGCACCACTACCAGAACTCAGTGTAACACTAGGTGTGGATGTATATGATAAACCACCTGACGCCACTGTAACGCCTTGGATAGGACCACGAACAGATGCAGAAGCAGCAGCTCCAGTACCACCGCCACCAACAATAGTGATTTGTGGTTGTGAAGTATATCCAGTACCACCTGAGTTGATTAATATTCTAGATACAACTCCTTTTGTAATAATAGCAGTCGCTGCAGCACCAGAACCTCCACCACCAACGATTGATACTAGAGGAGATGAAGTATAACCTGATCCTCCTGCACTGACAGTTATTTCACTAACAGAACCATTAACAGTAACACTAGCAGTAGCACCAGTACCTCCACCACCTGATATAGTTAAAACAGGGGGTGATGCAGCATCATAGTCCTGACCTGCATTTGTTATACTAACACTAGTAATAGCACCAAATGTTTTCTTCCTAGTTGACTTATATGACCATATTGATACTCCGTTTACCCATGTACCTATAGGTCCAGGACTTATAGTATTTTTTGTTGATATAGTTGTAGAAACTATAGGAAAACGATTTAACTTACGTTGGTTACCTGGTAAAAGAGCAGAACCAGGAAACGGACCAATCTTATAGTTAGGTATACCAGTGGATGCTAGGTATGCATAGGTATTATTAAAGAAAGAGTTTTGTACGTTAGTAGTATAAGGTCCAATAGAGTTTAGTACAGCAGTGCTATCAGACTTACCTTTGTTTAAGTCAACAGATATAAGAATATTACCCTGTGGTACCACAGTTGCAGGTTGGGGTAACTGATATTGGAATACAGTGCTTGTATCTCTAGATGTAACTAAGAATGTACCATTATAGATGATTGGATTAGCACCATATACAGTAACCTGATCTCCAACCAATAAACCATGATTATTTGCACAAGTTACAGTTGCAAACTGATTATTGACACCACCATAAGTGATACCAGTAACTTGAATAAGTTTTTTAACGTTATATAACCATGTTGTAAGATGAGGATCAAGACTAGTACCACCTAACTTAGAAACTGTTAGTTTGTCGCCTGGTAGGTAGTAAGAACCTGTATCAACTAGTGTTGTTTGCTGTGCATCAACTATACCTACTATGTTCATCACTACTTCTTGTAGTGTGCCTTTGTTTACGAATACTGTAAAGTTAGATGATACCTGAGTAGCAGAATCCCAATCTTCTACAACACCATTTGCTGAACGAGTACATTCAATAAACTGGTTAAGTGATTTTTCCTTATATTGTACAACTTCTGTCCTAGAACCCGTACCAATCACAAACTCCCCGTTTCTTTCTGGCCACCCAACGGTAGAGTCAACCGTAATGATTGAATCGGTTGTATTGAGAGGTTCAGCAAGTTTTGTCTTGTAAGGTACGGTAAACGTTCCATTTATAGTTTCCTCTGATAAAACAAGTTCAAATATCTCAACATCAGATGTTTTGATTGAAATATAGTTTTCAACTAACGCACTAGCAGCTTGAACATTAGGATCAGCAATATCTGCATCCTGTGTAATCAAACCATCTCTTATATTTGTAGCATCACCAGAAACCTTAGTTGCTCTTAAAATAGTGTCTATAGACCATGTTGCATCAGATGGTTTAATAATCTGATCTTTTGGATATGTAACTGTGACATTCTCTCCATATAATAGTTTGAAGAGATATGCAATACTAAATGATGTACCTTTAGTTGAATAAAAGTCTTTTACAGTTTTGATTGCTGTACGAACGTCAATCTTAGAATAATCTAGTTCTGGAACGTCTGGTAAGAACTGTTCAGTATATTTGTCTAATAATCTTTTAACAAATAGTGCATCAAGACATTTTACCTCTGCATCTACTGCAGCAGCAGTCGCTGTAGTATTATTTGTAAATACTGCGTTTCCACTCTCAGTATATGAGGTAATACCAGATGCTGCTCTAGCACATCCAGTAAACTGTGCTTTTTCATATCCATTTCCTGCTTCAGTTACTGTAAATCCAGTAACTTCGTTTAAACCAATCTCAGCAGATGCTTTAGCATTTGGAGGTGATTGTATAACGATTTCTGGTGGAGCTGCAGCAGAATAACCGCTACCAAAGGAACTTATATTAATATCTGTGATTTGACCATTGAAAATAGAAGCAACAGCAGTTGCACCTGTTCCACCGTTAGTTCTATTATCTACGATGTATACTGAAGGAACATCATCAAATCCACTACCACCATTAAGTAAATCTATTCTTATAACACGCCCATCTCCATCAACAACTGTTTCTAGTATCTGTGCACCTACAGGATCGATTATAGAGACTCTAGGTGAAGTAGCATATCCTTGTCCCGCATTTAATACTGATATACTACTAACTTTACCTTCGCTAGTTAAGTTTGCTCTTAATGCTGCTTTGATTGGTGTAGTTCCTGTTGGTTCGTCAATATAAACTGTGGGTGCAGTCGTATATCCAAATCCACCGTCAGTAACGGGTATAGAAGTAACTTGACCATTAGTGATTACAGGAGTACCTAGTTTTGCACCGCCTGGTTGTACAAAAGTGATTCTAGGTGTAAATGTATATCCAGAACCAGAGTTAGTAATATTAAGTGCACTAACTTCACCATTAGTAACTGTTGCAGTGATTGTTGCTTGAGAGGATCCTGTTTTAGTTGGTGATTGTACTTGTACTACAGGAGGGTTAGTTGTACTATAACCTTTTCCTCCAGTCAATAGTGAAATACTCTTTAAACCATTAACAAGAGCAGTTGCAGCAGCTCCTGATCCTGTTGGTGAGTTGATACTAACTTGAGGAGGATATTCAAATCTATATCCAGAACCAATAGCATTAGATGATATACTTGTTAGAGTTCCAGTATCACTAATACGAGCATATCCTTTTGCACCAGTACCAAATGAAGGTATTGGTGCTTCTATAGAATGTATTGATAAGAAACGCCCATTTAGAGGTGCTACTTTAAATATAAACTGATTCTTATCTATGAAGTAGTCTACTTTAGGTACTAGTAGTCTATTATCATAGATTACGTTTAAATACTCTTCGTTCTGAGGTTCATAAGATACACCACTACGAGTTAGAGTAAACTGTTTCTTACCATCACCAAAAGCACCTGATATATTGTCTACTGCGTAGATTGGATTTTCAACAAAACCACTAAGATAGTAGATATATGTTGATTCCGCACCATCCGCAGGTAACTTTGTCCTAGGTGCGGTAGTAAATACAATATTATTTCCAGATACCGTGTAATCTGTATTTGGTATTAAAATTTGACCGTATAGTGACACAATCAAGTGTTGTGCAGTAGGAGGAGCTACGGGACTATCCTGAGATGTCAACGGGAACTGTGTAGTGTTTCCGTCAAATGAGTTTATAAAGTTTGCTAGAGTTGTCCACTTAAGTTTTACTTGCTCATATCCTATTCCTGGTGCAAGTGAAATATTTGGTGCACTTTTTATATCTTCGTAAAATATTACTTCATCGCCTATAAGAATAGAACCATTCTTTTCCAAGAAAGGATCTATAGTCTCTACTACAATCGTATCTGATGTTGCAGTTATACCTTCTACGAGTTTTGTCTTACCATCTAGTATTCCAATATCTAATTTATCAATATCAAGATACTGAAGGAAGTTATTAAGTATATTTTGCCCTAAACCAGTCTTTTCTTGTGATTGATAGTAGTATTCAAGAAATTTATTAAACAGGGGGTATTCAGACCCAATGAAATCGGGTGATTGTGAAACAATCGACTGAGAAACCTTATTAATGTTCATTTACAGTTATGAGAAGCAGACTGATGTGTTTAGACCACCACTATTATCAATAGGTGCAACTTCCACTACGGACGGTGTACTGTCAAACGTTGTTGGTGTCAAACTATTTAGAGGGATAGTAGGAGGTGGTGTAGTACCAATAGGTGATACTGTTACTTCGGGACTAATAATGTTGATTATAGTTCCAGGTGTAGAAGCAGGTATTGTGCTACTGTTAGCAGGAATCATAACAACAGGAATCTGTAAATTGCCTGGAAGGAGTGTTGCATCCGTAACACTTCCTGCACCAGTTACACTATCAACGACATTTATCGCACTTGCCGAAGGAACATTAGATCCTGTGCTAATAATGTTAATAGGACCGAAACAAACTTCACCTGTCATATAATTTACTGTACCTGCGGTGTTATTAGTATATACTTTCTTATTACCTGTGTTATAGAATGTTTTTATGTTTCCGTAACCATCATCTTCAAACTGTTGATCGATTCCTGGTCTATCTGCAGTTCTAAATGTACCAGACAAGATAACTGGTTCTTTTGTACAACCAGATGCTGCATTACCGTCTTGACTAGGTGCAGAGTTGTATAACTCTCCTCCAGTGCTAATACAATAGGTATTAGTCTGATTACTATTAGGATTGATGTATTTTAGGATGGTTGTTTGAACAGAAACGTCAGAAATAGCAGAATCAGCAAGTGTGATTGCTTTTTCGTATGCTTGTCCTCTAAATGTTGAGTTGAAGTTGTTTATTTGAGTTTGACTTGCCCACTGATTGATTGCATTCTGTACATTCGTCTTAATTTGAGATGATGAGGATCCTGCACCAGTATCGTATAGAACAAATGGTTTTGTATAGATGTATACGTTATCAGGATCGACTACAACAGGGTCAATCGATGCCATGGCATATTTCCTAAGGTCTGCTGCTATTTCCTTCTTTGTAGCGTCATTTAGAAGGGATCCTGTCTTTGTTTTGATCGCAATAAACACTTTTCCGTAAATCGGAGGATTTAGACTGTCTCCACCGTACGCAACAACAGAATCTGCATTATTATAGATTCTTTGAGTGATCAAAGCATAGTCTTGTGCTGTTACAGCTCTATATTGTGAAGAATAGTATCTTGGTGCATTATATTTGATTGATTCAATGCTTTCTGCATCACTACCAAGTTGTGCACGATGATTTACCGTTAAAGTGGTTGCTTGAGCAGCATATGTCACACTTTGAGAGTCAGTGATGCTTCCAATGAAGTTAAATGTCTTAACTTCGTTTGCTGCCTTACCAGAAGTGACCAAATATTCTAAAACTACGACTTCTCCGTCTTTTAATGCTCTTCCAACACTGTCATCACCAAATTTAACTTGGAAACGCATATCTTCACCCTCTGAAAGGAAATATGCTCTTGTTGCTGCAGTTAAAGTAGTAACAGTATCTACTCTATTGTAAATATCTGATGCAGTTGCTGTTTCTGTTGCTTTTACACTAACATTAAGTGTGTTGATGTCTGCTTCAGCAGAAGGGATTGTATATTCTTGTCTCGCAAATGTATTTACAACATATTGGAAGGTTACTAGTGATCCTTCATACACACAAAGGTCTGCAAAGGTTCCAATACCTGTTGTAGGACTAACTTCTACGGTTGTATCTCTTAAAACGTTCCAAACATAGTTACCACCAGTGCAACTTGCACCTTTTCTCAAAGTAACAGTGCTAGGATACACTCCATTAGTCTGAACTGTCTGTACATCGAGTTTTAATGATGCTCTAGCAGAAATTACACTCCTTGGAGTGTAGTTCATTAACTTTGCAATATTAACAACGTTATCTCTAACAGTAGAAGACGGTAAAAATGCTTCATTCAATGACATGTTCGCATTGAACGCAGAATAGTATGTATTATAGGCAAGCATGTCGATCATGTAAGACAATGCTGATCCATCAAAGTCATAATCTGTAAACTCGCTTCGAGTTCTTAGATATGATTTGATACTTGCTTTGACATCTTCAAAGTCTAGTGCTGTTAGGTTATTTGGTTGCATTACTCAGGTCTCTGTAAGACGAATGTGATATCTTCAACTATAGGTAATCCAACTATTTTGTACTGAACAGAAATATTAACTCTGTTCTGAGTGTAAATCGGTTGAACATCAACTTTTTGCAGGTCTACCCTAGGTTCATGTTGTTTGATGGTATTTATTATCTCATCCCTAAGGGCATCAACAATAAATGGGTCTAGTGGTTCAAATAAGAGCTCATTTACTCTTGAACCTACTTCTGGTTGAAATGGTTTTTCACCAGGAACGGTCAAGACGATATTTTTAATAGATTGCTTGATAGCATTGTCATTATTCACACCGTAGATATCTTTTGTGAACGGATTTCTTGGCAAAGCAATGTTAACGTCCTTGAAAGTTCGAGAACGCTTAAAACTTTTTCCGTCAATATCCTTTAACGCCATTTGCTAAGTGGTTTTACGTCTTTTTCCTTTTTGGCAGGATACTCACTTATCAAGACTTTGCCTGATTTGACAAATTCTTCACTTTTGTCTACTTTTACAACCATAATTACTCCGATCCTGTTTTTATTTATTCAACTTCCGATAAAAACGTTAGGACTTGATCCAGAAACTACACTTAGACAGTCAAATGGGACTGTATTATTGCCATATGGGTCTGAAAATCGTCCTGCTCTCCTATTATTGATAAAAACCGTCTTAGTTGTTGCAAATAATCTTCTATTATGTCCAACTGAAGGTTCACGACCATTCCCACCTACACCAGTGGTACAATGCCACGCAGGAGTAGATCTAACAGTTAAGCATTTGAACCCTATTGATATTGTAGTGAAGATAGTTTTGGTAGGATGAGTGATTAAATCATCTTGATCTATAATAGGTACTAAGTTATTGACTATAACATTTCTATTGAACGGATCATTACCGCCACTCTGAGGATCTCTAGGAGTTTGTGGATGCGGTAACCATGTTGCAAAGTTATCAACAAATGGCACTCTCTTATTAACAATCGTCTCTTGTAATGATGCATGAGGACACGGACTAACAAATCCTCCGCCAGGTCCAGGTTGCCATGTCACACCATTACCCTTACCGTGTCCGCTACACGTTCCTGTAAAGAGTGCACATGCTAGTTGAGCCATTAGGTTACTACATAAGGATTTCCGTACGCTGCAGTTGCTCTACTCAAAGTTCTAGTTGCGGAAGTTAAATCATTATCCATAATCATATTGCCTGATGCTGACCAGTTTTGACATCCTGGACCAGACGGTCCACCAAGGAAACTAAAAGTTGATCCAAGTCTAGTTGATGCAGCAGGTTGTGGGCAACTGAAATGACTTGTTCCTTCCTGTGCTACGTTAACACTAAGAGTTACGCTAATATTCGTATTGATCCTAGGATCAGGACGATACTGCCTCATAAAGTATTTAGTATAGGTAGAAGCATAAGGGAGCTCTGAGAATGGTCCTTGTACAGTTTCGATGTATACATTGTCATATGTTTCATATTGCGGTTCATTTTGAGTCATTCGTGCAAACTGTGCGCTATGTCCTTCTACCTCACGCTTATTCTGATCTATGATTGCTCTCTTGAACTCTTGTGCTTCACTTGATGATCCAAAGTCAACTTCATTAAGTTTTGAATAATCTGCCTTTGGACGTCTTTCTTGTTCAGATACCGTCAACTCGGAAGACTCAAAACCTATTTGCGGTTTCTGTTCCACTCTTCTACTGTTTGGATCCATCTTCATACTCAATGTATCACCACTACCAACTTGTGCTCTCTCTGCAGGAGGGAAACTTCTAGATGATATTAACGCATCTCTATCGCGCTGTTGATCATCTGCAGTGTAAGTAGGGAACGCATCACCTATATCAGGGAACGCATCTATAAGATCAGTAGCTTCTCTTGCGTTATTTTCATTAAATACGTTGATTGGTGACACGGAAGTGACAATCTTGTGTATATTTGTGATACTAACCTGTGGCAAGTTTGTGCTAGAGTATCCGCTTCCTTGATTTGTGACTGTTACTGCAGTCAAAACTCCGTTAACAAATGTTCCTTCTACCTCTGCAGGTACACCAGACGCACTATATGGACTTGTAATACTCAGTTCTGGTATTCTTCCGAGCTTATCCCACCCTGATCCTCCGCCATTTGTATCAACTGCTACACTGACTACTCTACCATTAGTTACAGTTGCGGTACATGAAGGTTGTTTAAGCACATTATAGATGTCAGGAGCATTACGATCAAGTGTACCTATAGTATATTGGATTGATTTTTCACTAAATTCGTACAATCCACCAAAGAAACCTCGATCTACAACACCTTTACCTGCTCTTACAGTGATTTGATGAGCTCTATTACTTGTATATGACGTATCTTTTGCAAAATTACTTCCGTTTCCGTCCAAATAAGCAAAATGGTAAGGGAAAAGACCCTTTGAGGTGTCATAATCACTATCAATAGACGGTCCATGGACTACTTGAGTCACTTGATGACCATTTATAGTGTCTCCGCTTCGTAAAACATCGGAAATTGTGCCTGATTGACCTTGTATAGCACCTACCGCAGTGATTTTGATGTTCAGTGTGAACGTGGTTGTCGAGTTGTCGGGGTGTGTATGGTCGTGGGTAAGCGAAAATACGTCGTCAACAGCATAATTTACGCCAGGATTGATGATTTCTTGTATTTGCCACCTCGTTCCAGTGAATGATACTGTGGATCCCGACTCGTCGATGATCGGTTCGATCTTTACATTCAACTTTAGACCCTGTTTTGACCCAGAGTTCAACTCATAGATGTTAAAAGTACCTGCTGCCTCATCTCCTGCTTGCCAAGTATTCTGTGTAGAGTCGTAAATGATACCAATACCCTCTCCTTCATTCCATGCATCGCTATATGTTACCCCATCATAAGACGCAGAGAGGTCTAGAACACCGTTAGGAAGGGTCGTAGAGAGAGAATCGTACTCGAATACTATTTTGTTACTGTTAGTACCAATACCAAATAAGGTCGGATGGGGGCAATCGGGGTCGCCAGTGTAGTCAATATCACTCTCTACAGTATACGCACAACTTGTGGAAGCGGGGGTACAGGTAAAATTGCTACAAGGGAAGCAGTTAGT